GAATGGTCTAATCTCCCTTCTATTCTGTGGAGGGTTGCTTTTATATTTATTGTACCTGCTGCATTTTGGGTATACATAGTATTATGGATATTTTTATCTAGAGAAAAATGAAAAGGTTTTTAAATAAATTACAATCAATAGATATATTTCTAATTATAGCATTAGGTTATTTTACTTTAATGTTATTTTGTTTAACTTAAACTATATGAAATGAAAAATGCTTTATTAATATCCACACTCTTAGTAACTATGACAGGATCTCAAGAGATTGCACAAAACCATGTACAGGATGTTTTAAATAAAGAGGTTGAACTGTTTAATGATATTATAGAACCAGAAGTTAACCTCATTAATGGAAAGATTGATAACAGAGAAGAATTAATAGAAGCTATGGCTTTTATAGAAAGTGGTGGTAATCCTGCAACAATTGGAGATGTTAATTTAGGAACTCCTTCAGTAGGACTTTTACAAATCAGACCTATTATGGTTAGAGAAGTAAATAGGATACTAAGAAAACAAGGATTAGATAAAAGATTTAAAAATAGTGATAGAATGAGTGGGGATAAGTCAATTGAGATGTTTAATATCTGGGCTGATGCTTATCACTTAAATAGTTCTTATGAAAAGATGGCTAGGAATTGGAATGGTGGCCCTAAAGGATATAAGAAAACAGCAACCGCTCATTATTGGACTAAAGTTCAAAATTATGTAACATTAAATTTATAAGACTAAAAAACCACTCATAGAGTGGTCTTTTTTAGTTTGTATGTAAATAGAAATTACCTTTCCATTCTAATTGCTATTCTCATTAGATTATTTAATGCATTTTTTAAGATTCTTACCTCTCTAGGATTTAACTTTTTAAATAACTTATGGTCTTTCATAGCAGGTTCTATATCCTTATAATTCATAATAGTATACTTAGGATCATCAAGACCTATCTCTAAATCTAAATCTCTATAAATTTGCATTCCTTCATCACCTAAACCATCGGTAGTTTTTCTACCTTCAGTTACATTAGATGTTTTCCAATGTTCACTATCACCTTCACCACGAGTAGGGTGTACATCATTAAAGCCTTGATATTCTGGTGTACCAAATGCATTAGTTTCAGTTCCAGCCATTTCATCCCAGTAATTTTTAAAATCTTTTACCGTACCTTTATAGTGGCGGATTTTACTTAGGTCTTCTCTTTCTTGGTTATTTTCCATTCTTTTGTTTTAATTTATGTATAGCTGTTTGTACCTTTAATCCTTCAAGGTCAATTTTATCCATTTGTACTTTTAGTTGATATAATTCAATTGCATAATTATCTCCTCTTTCTTGAGCAGCTCTATACCTTTGAATATTTTCTTTTTCTCTATCCTTTAATCTTTTTGCAGCTTCATTAGGATTAAACTCATAATCAGATGCTTCATTTAAATAGTTATTAAATTTAGGTATCATTATACTTTATAGTTTTTAAGAAGATCTTTTAATTCTACAATATCAGCAGGATTTAATTGTACATAATTTCTTCCGATGTTTATTTGCATACATTTTCTACCTAAACCAAATGACTCAACATCTTTAGGTCCAACAAATGTAGTTATCTGTGCATTATCAGAACCTTTAATACCGGCTTGGTTCCATGAACTAATATCAGTTCCTTCATTAAGAGTAGATTCACCCATTGCTGAATAGTTTTCGCATGCTTCATCTATCTTATCATTAATATGTTTCTTTGCTTCTTTAATATATGCCTTTGCAGTATGATCAGCATTATCATTTGACTCATAGCTATTGGCTTGTTCTGCTACATGATTTGAGCATTGTTCAACTGGGCCAACAATTGCATCCATACTATATCCTGTTTCTGGTCTGCTACTTCCACCCATAGAAAACTGAGTAGCATTATCGGCAGCAAAACCAACAGGTATAAAATCTTCGAATAAAGGTACCTTTTTCATAATATTGTTATTTTAGTTATATATTCATAAAACTAAGTCTTATTTTTGTATATAAAAATAAACAACTATTATGAAAGATTTTTACAGAACATCCGCAGGGAGAAGATTCTTTGAAAGTGATGTTCCTTCGTTAATTGAAGTTCTAGGAAAAATATCTACCCAATTGGAAAGATCAAATGATATTGCAGAAAAGAAAAGAAGAGTAGACGAAAAATTAAAGAAGATTCAAATTAAAGAATCTAATAAAGCGCCTATCGGTAAGCCTAATAATTTACTAGGACTGTAATGCCTGATAAAGATATTACATATAAACAATTTATTGCTCACATGGATAAAGGTAATAGAGTTTATATGAAAAAACCTAGATCATGGCAAAAGGTTTGGTTTTGGTGGGAAAGTAAAAAAGAAAAATGGTTTTTAAATAAAGCCTTTGATAAAAGAGAAGACGGAAGAGTAGAACCAGAACCTTCAGTATGGATAACTGCAAAACAGATGGAAAGCCACATGGATCACATGGTTAGACAAGGTTATAAATATTATATAGATGAGTAAATTATTATTAGCATTTGCATTGTTCTTTTTAGGGCAATCTGCAATATGGTTTCAAACGAATGGACAGTTTGTATGGCCTTGGTTTAAAAAGAATCCTTTTTTAATTTCAATTATATTTGGTACATCAATAAGTTATGTGTTGATTTATGGTACTAGGTTTATAGTTGAATACTATGATGGTCTTTTGTGGCCAGGTAGATTTATCGCGTTTGGATCAGGTATAATATCATTTACATTTTTAACTTGGTATTTTCTAGGAGAAGGTATTACAACAAAAACAATAGTATCGCTGTGCTTGGCCTGTAGCTTAATAGGCATTCAGCTTTTTTGGAAATGAAAGACCCTTATAAAATATTAGGTGTAGATAGAAATGCTACAGATGATGAGATTAAAAAATCATATAGAAAATTAGCAAAAGAATACCACCCTGATAAATCCACAGGTAATGAAGAAAGATTTAAAGAGGTTGCAGATGCATATGATATATTAACAGATCCAAAAAAGAAATCAAAGTTTGAAGGTAATCCTTTTGGTACATTTAATGATGCTTTCTTTGAAGACTTTATAAAAAATGCAGGTGGTCATGGGTTTGGAGGATTTACTGGTCGTAGTGGGTTTAATACAAAAGGGCAAAATATAACTGCACAGGTATATGTTACATTAGAGGATGCTTATTATGGGTGCGTTAAACAGATAAGGTTAGGTACAAAAACCGTTAGTGTTGATATTAAGCCTGGTGTTAAACCTGGGCAAAGAATGAGATTAAAAGGATTAGGTCAAAGAGGTATGACTGAAGAATTAAATGGTGATCTTATTTTAACAATTCTTGTTCAAGATGATACTAATTTTTATTTAGATAAAAAAGGATTACATACAATTAAGCATATTAATATGTATGATGCACTATTAGGAGGTAAAGGTGAAGTTAAATTATTTGATAAAACAATAACCTATACTATACCTAAGTGTGTTAAGAATGGAACAATGCTCAGGATAAAAAACAAAGGATTTCCTTCTTATAATAATCCTGATATGTTAGGTGATTTTTATGTAAACATATTAGTTGACTTACCTTCTGAATTAAACTCGGAACAGGAAAGTCTTATAAAACAAATGAAAGATTTAGAAAATGGACATTAACGATGAAGAATTTATGAAGTCATTATTAGATCAATTAGAAAATACTAGTTGGGACCAATATATGAACTTATGTTATAATACTATTATGATGTTTCCTGATCAAGTATTTCAGTATGATGAAAAAACAGCAAAACATAAAGTTAAGAGTTTAAGTAGAATATTAAAACATTTTGAAAATAAAGAAGATTTTGAGAAATGCGCTAAGCTCAAAAAGATCCAGGATCAATTAAAAAATTGTTAATAACTTTTAGAAAAAAGTCTCCTAAAAATTTTCAATTCCCAATTTTTTTTATTATATTTATAATATAATTAAATAAACGGAATATGACTGAATACACAAACCTTACTTATCTACAATCCTTCTTGGATGAAATGCGATCTTCCTCTTCAGGAAATCATAAAATTGCAACTCTTAAAAAGTATGCTGATAACTCTGATGAAAATTCTGATAGAGAATTCTTACAGAAAGTTTTCTTCTATACTTACAATCCTTATTTCAAATACAATGTAACTCCTAGGAATTGCAAAAAGAATTCAGATTTACTAGGTCACCCAAATACATACGGTAGTATTTTTACTTTATTGGATGATTTAAGAAATAGGATATGTACCGGTCATACTGCAATTGCAAATGTAAACAGATTCGTCCTAGAGAATAAACAATGGGAAGATATTATTTACTATATGCTAAACCGAGACCTTAATATGGGATGTGGTACTACTTCTATCAATAAGGCAATCCACCCAGATTTAATTCCAACCTTTAAGGTCGCTTTAGCGAATGCATATAATCCTAAGAGAGTGGATTTTCAGAGTGGAGAATGGTACGGATCCAGAAAATTGGATGGTGTAAGATGTATCTGTAGAAAGGAAATGAATACTGTAACATTCTTCTCAAGGAACGGTAAAGAATTTACTACTTTAGGTAATTTGGAAAATGAAATTTCTAAGATAGGTGGAGACTTTATTTTAGATGGAGAAATCTGTATGGTGGACAAAGATGGTAATGAAGACTTCCAAGGAATTATGAAACAAATCAGAAAGAAGGATCATCAAATTGAAAATCCTAAATTCTTTGTATTTGATTATTTAACTTTAGAAGAATTTGATAATAAGACTGGAATTACGCCACTTACCGAAAGACTTAAGAATGGTTATGATCATCTTCCAGAAAATATTAACTCTTCTATGTTAGAATTCTTACCACAAGAACAATTAACTACCGAGGAACAATTTACTGAAATGGCAAAAGAAGCTGAAGAGGCTGGGTTTGAAGGAATCATGGTTAGAAAGAATATCGGCTATGAAGGTAAAAGAAGTCATAATCTTTTAAAGGTTAAAAAATTCCATGATGCTGAATACACGGTATTAGAATGTGTTAACGGTACAATGAGATGGACAGAAAATGGTAAGCAGATTGAAAAGGAAGGTCTAAGTAATATCATAATTGAACATAAAGGCAATAAGGTAAGTGTAGGATCTGGATTCTCTAAAGAACAAAGAGAACACTACCTTAACAATCATAAAGAATTAATTGGTAAAACTATAACCGTTCAATACTTTGAAGAAAGCCAAAATCAGAATGGTGGTTATTCATTAAGATTTCCTGTGGTGAAACACATATATCAGAATGGGAGGGATTGTTAATGTATCCATTCTATATCTCACCTGTAGTAAGAGATCTTAAATTAAACAATATATATTGTATGGAACTATTTGAAAAGTATAAAAAATGGGGTAAAGACATAACTGTCTTTGACGTTGACGATACTTTGATTGTAACTAAAAGTAAGATTAAAGTTTTTAATCCTAAAACAGGATATGAGATTGATCTTACACCACAAGAATTTAATACATTTAAAACTAAACCTCATGACAAGTTTGATTTTAATGATTTCAGAGATTTAGAAATTCTTAAGGCTGGTAAAATAATTGATTGGGTTTTTAATATACTTAAGAGAACAATTTCAAAAGGAACTGCTGTAGGTATTATTACTGCAAGAGATGATTCAAAACTTATCTATGATTTTTTAATGCATAATGGTGTTGATGTTAATCCTGATTTTATTTTTGCAATCAATGATCCTAACTTAGGATTTACTGGCTCTACTGCACAAAAGAAAAAAGATGCCTTTATGAAATTTGTACAAATGGGATTTAGAAATTTTAAATTCTTTGATGATGATAAAGAAAATATAAGAATTGCAAACAGTCTTAATAAAGATTTACCTGAGGTAAAAATGAAGGCTACTTTAATAAAACAAAAATGGATTCCAAACTTCAGCGACTTCAGTTAAAGCTAAACGCATTTACTAACATTTTATTAAGTATTAAGGATCTCTCTAATTCTTCTACTACTAAAGTTGGTTGCATGGCTCTAAAGAAAGACTTCAGTAAAATAGCAAGCTTTGGATATAACGGTTCTTATAGTGGAGCTGAAACAAATAATAATACTGGAACTGAAGAAGATTCTTTAACACCAGGTGAAAGTGGTTTTATTCATGCTGAAGTAAATATGATTGCAAAGTTTCAAGAATATGATCCTCAAAATTACATAATACTTTTAACATTATCACCTTGTAAAATGTGTACCAAGATCTTAGTTAATGCTGGATTTAAACACGTTTACTGGATTGAAGATTATAGAGATACTAATCACCTTCAAATTTTTAATGAGTGCAACGTGACTCACGGTAAAATTTCTAACCTATTAAATGACTACCACACAATAAAGAGCTGAATATATACAAAAAATAGTATATCCTCTTGGTCATTGAAGCCTTAACATTTAAATTATCATTAGACTTTTTTGTTTATTTAAAAAAGTATAAAATTGCTGTGTCTAAAATTAGAATAGGATTTTATGACCAAGCTAGTCAAAAAACCGAATTTACGGATTTTGCTAGTATTGCAGAATTGGAATTATTTTACCAAACTAACTATGTACCATTTGATCCTTGTTTTGTTGGGGATCTTGCTTCAATAGAATTATTTCTAGGTGATAGTAAATTATATGAATTTCTAACAGAGTACCGTGCTGAAGATTTAACAGGTAAATTTAGACTTACATCAGGTTCTTCTTTTGATAAGCAAAGAAATAAACAAAGGTCAGTGTTAGTAAATAGACAAGTAGGATTTATTAACAGGGCAGTTGAAGATTATCGTAAATACTGGAATGAACTTTATAGAATATATACAACAGGTATCTATTCGCCTTGTTATGCTATACCAGGTTGGTCTGAAGGTACATGGTACCTTAATCAACTTAGGGAAATATTTACATCTAGAAAAGACACTGATGAATTTCCGTATGATGATGCAAATATTATTAATGAACCACCGGAATAAATAAAAAAACATTAGATTAAATGGCATTCAATCTGAAAGAATATATCATCTATAGAGAAGAAGTTAAAAGGGAACTTTTTAATGGTGAGGTAGACAGTAACTTTAAAGCAGTAGCTAACCCTTGGGTAGACAATAGAACTTATAACGAAGGGCATGTAGTATACCACCCAGTAGAAGTAATTGATGTTACTGGTGGAACTAGCGTTTCATCAGAAGCTTTAGCATGGTGGAGAGCAAACAAAAGAACTACACAAGGTGTTTTTGAAACTAGTGAATGGGACTTAATCGGTGGAATTGGTACAGGTGATCTTACTGTTACAGGTTCAAATAGCTATGGTAAGATTATTGTAAATTATACAGGTGCTGCTAGTTATCAATCAAATAATGATTTTACATTATCATCTTCTATACCAAATGATACTTTTAGGTTTGTTGCAGGTGATGGTGTACAATTACAATATGACCCTAGTGTAAATGCTATTAAATTAATTAATACATCTGCCGGTGGAGAAATAAACCAAGGATCTAATATAGGTATTAGTGGAGAGAATGTATTTGCTGGTATGAATGGTACTACATTAACATTCAGAAGTATTGATGCATCTAACTCAACATCAGTTATAGGTAATGCATTATCTGCTGGTTTTAATTCAGCTAATGAAAGTGTTGTTATTAATTTTGATTCTTCAAATGTTGATTTAGCAACTCTTAATACAAATGCACCTTTAATTAATATGTTATCCGATGTTAACGCCCCATCTCCTGCTGCATCAGACTTTTTACAATGGAATGGGACTAAGTGGGTAAATGTAAGTGCCGCCGCCGCTGGTTTATTAGGTGCACAAGGTGCAACTGGTATACAAGGACCAACTGGTGTACAAGGATCTACTGGACCGCAAGGTATACAAGGAACTACTGGAGCCGACTCAATAATTCCTGGAGGGCCTGGCCCCCAAGGTGCGCAAGGTGAAACTGGTGATGGCGCGCAAGGTATACAAGGCCTTACTGGTTCTCAAGGAGCAACTGGTATACAAGGAACTACTGGAGAAAGCGGTACCTTTGGTGGTGCAACTTTTGATTATGAATTTAATACGTCAACCGCTGTGGCCGATCCTGGCTTTAGTTATGTTTCTTTAAACCAAGCCATACAGAATACATCAACTATTATGTTAATTAATGATGATGGTGTTACTGGTTCTGATATATCAAATTTTTTACAGACTATTGCTGCGTCGGCATCGATACCAAAAGGTTATGTTAGAATAACAGCAAAAGCTGATGCTAATGAATTTTTACTTTTTCAAATTTCAGACTTAACTGATGCAGGTGGATACTGGGATATTGATGTAGTACCACAAGCATCTACTGCATCGGCACCATTTACAATGGATGAAGATGTATTAGTATCGTTTGTTGTTACAGGTGAAAAGGGTGCACAAGGTGAACAAGGAACTCAAGGAGAACAAGGTATTCAAGGTGAAACTGGAATTCAAGGTATTCAAGGTGAAACTGGAATTCAAGGAGAACAAGGAACACAAGGTGAAACTGGAACTCAAGGTATTCAAGGTATAACCGGTACAGGTACACAAGGTATTCAAGGAGAAACTGGTACTCAAGGTATCCAAGGTATAACTGGTGCAGGTACTCAAGGTACACAAGGAGAACAAGGAACTCAAGGAGAACAAGGAACTCAAGGTATTCAAGGTATAACTGGTATAGGAACACAAGGAGAACAAGGAACACAAGGAGAAACAGGTACAGGTACACAAGGTATTCAAGGTATAACCGGTAGTACTGGTTCTGTTAGTGGTACTGTTGCATACGGTTCTATGTTGCTATCAACTGGTGCTGCTGCATTAACAGTTACTAATTCTTATGTAGGTTTATTATTGCCTTCTGGTGAATTAAATCAGATGTCATTTGTCTCTTCAGGTGGAAGCCCACAAGGTAATGTACTAAGTATTAATGCTAATGAAGCTGGTAATTATGAACTTAACTTTAGTCTTAGTGGAACAACACCAACAAATGATGATATTTTTACCGAAGTATTTGTTAATGGTAATCCGTATAATGGAAGTGGTGTTACCGAGGTACGAACAAGCTTCACTGGAACTCTTTTTAATAGCATGTCTACTGTAGACATATTAGATCTTAATGGTGGTGATCAAGTTGAAGTAAGGATTAAGTGTTCAACTGCTAGTATAAATTTAACGCCATCTAATATTTCACTTACATTAGTTAAACTTGTAGGTAATGGTGTACAAGGTATTCAAGGTAATACAGGTGTACAAGGTACTACTGGTGCAGGTACACAAGGTATTCAAGGTATAACTGGTACACAAGGTGAAACTGGAACTCAGGGTGAAACTGGAACTCAAGGAGAAACTGGAACTCAGGGTGAAACTGGAACGCAAGGTGAAACTGGTACTCAAGGTATTCAAGGTATAACTGGTACAGGTACACAAGGAGCTCAAGGAGAAACTGGTACCCAAGGTATTCAAGGTATAACTGGTACAGGTACACAAGGATCCACAGGAAGCCAAGGAGAGCAAGGAACTCAAGGAGAAGTTGGAACAACAGGAACAGGAATTCAAGGTATTCAAGGTATAACTGGTGCAGGTACACAAGGATCTACTGGTTCACAAGGAGAACAAGGTGAAAAAGGAAATCAAGGAACTACAGGAGCACAAGGTATTCAAGGTATAACTGGTGAAGGTACACAAGGAGCAACTGGAACAGGTACACAAGGATCTACCGGTTCCCAAGGTATTCAAGGTATAACTGGTGCAGGTACTCAAGGTACACAAGGTACAACTGGTACTTCAGGATCTACACACGACCTGCCACTTATGACAACTAGTTATAAGTTAGATCGTAACATTTTACCTACAGCTTCTAATTCATACATGGTTGGTAATGAAGATGGGTGGAGTTCAAAAAGTTGGAAAGCAACTGCGGTACATACTATAGTTAGTAATATATTACAGAATGAAGCAATGAATTGTGGAATACCTCTAATTCATGATGCAGTACAGGGTGTTGATGATTTAAGAGTAAGATTTACTTATTATTGCAATCATACAACAACTGAACCAACGCCGCAAATTATAATCAGACCTTATAAATGGACTTGTGGTACATTCAATGGTGGCCAAGATATGAATCTAGTAACCCTAGGTGGCGAGCAAACTCTTACCTTAACTAATATCGCTAATAATTTCTGGTATGGCTGTGCTGATTTCACTTGGAGCTTGCAATCTTCTTTAACTGCTGCAGATGATAAAGTATACTTCGGATGGAGATCCAATTCTACAAGTGCGAATTCCTTTGACCAAGAAGGACACATTACTATAAAGGCTTGGCTTGAAGCAGGGTCATTATAAACAATTTACTTTTTTTACATATAATAATTATAAATGGACAATAGTATGGAAAATACAGAAGAAGTAAAACTTCAGTGGATTAAAGGTGATAAGTTTGGCAATGTAGAAATTGTTAACGGTACTCAAGATCAATGGACCACGTTTAAGAGTGGCGGTAGAATAGCAACAAATTTAATATCTGAATTCTTAGAACCAATTGTTGGTAATGCATTAGATTTAAATCCACCACAAACAATAAAAGATCCTCATAAGCTAGATAACCAAGATTTAGAAGGAACTGACATGAAATGGGTAACTAAAAAAACTACATCAGAAACCACATCACCTATTAGAACTCTTTTTGATAAACAGAAAAAGAATGATAAAGTAAAACTTAATCTTACCTTTCCAATTGAAGTTCTTAATAAAGCTATATATGAAATTATAAGTTCTTCATTTGATGCGGATGAAGTTAACGATGAATTAGAATCTTTTATTAAAGATCAAATATCTGAAGACTTAATTTTAGATAGTCTTTTTGATAGCATTAGAGAATTAATTAAAACTAGATATAAAATTGACTAAGCAATTTAAGCTATAATATATAATAAAATCAATCATATGACACAAGCACCAAATAGAAGACAGAGAAGATTAGCAATGAAGTACCAGGGACTTCTTAAAGCAAAAAGTAAATTACCATTTCATAAGTGGATGGAAATTACTAAAGAGAATATAGAAAGAGGTAAAGAATTGCATGCTGCTAATACTGATGCTGTTGAAAAATCAATAGCTGAAAGATTAGAGAGTATTGAAGAAAGACAAATAATAGCTTGGCGAGAAGTAGGATATAATGAAAATGAGATTAAATTACTAAGAGAAGCTAATGCAATATTAATGGTTAGGGATAAAGAGACTTGGAAGTCTGATAAAAAAGACGCCAGAAAAATGATGCGAGATGCAAGAGAATCTTTAAATAAAAGACTTAATGATTAAAATTGTTTTAGAGCCTGCAAGAAATGGTGTTATCAAAAGAGTGATTGATGATAATCACGGAGGAGGAAAGGAACAATGGACTTCAACAGATGTTTTTGAATCTAATGATGATAATAGAAACAAATACGAATACATAATGAAATTCTTTTTTGAGCTGTGTGAAGACCTAGGGTTGGAATGTGGTAACAAATTTGAAAAGGATGTATTAAGAATTAAGACAGAGTGGGGAACTCACTATGAGCCTAATAAGAAGGACGTAGAAAGCAAAATAAAAGAACTCCAAGCGGAGATCGATTTATTAACTGAATGGAAACAAACATAGAATTTAATTTCATATATTCAAAAGATGCCATAAAGGTAAAATCTTATTTAGGTACTGTACCGAGAAATATTGAATGTATCAATTACATGGATATTTTTAATAAGTTAACTAAGAATGACTTTTATCAGTTTGAACCTTCTGATGCTGTAGTGTCTTCTTACTTAATGAAACAATTACAAACAGTATTAGATAGGTCTACAACTACATCTATATTTTATGTTCTAGGTAATCTTAATGAGCATACAGTTAAAGGAATTAAAAGATATGTAGAATCTTTAACTACCAAAGAAATTAAATATAACATATATCATTCACCAGACATAAATGTAAACGGTAGTGCTAAGCTATTTGAAAATGTCGTGGAATTTGAATGAAAGCACATAGAATATTTACCAAAGGACAAACTGTTTATTGTTTGCTATCTTCTTTTAGCAAGCCTAATGTTTTGTTACCTATAAAAGGTTTGATAGTTGATACCCAATGGGATCCTATTAACCCTCTATATCAAATTCGTATTATCAAGATGTATGATAATATGAAGTATCTTAAGTCTCATTTTTTTGATATGAATTTTAAATATGAGTTTAATAATAGAGCTAGAAAAATGCCTATTAAAAAGGAAGACTTTAAAAATGTAAAATCATTAGAAGATAGATTTGATGAAAGTGATAGAGAACGGTTATATGTAATAGTTGAATCGGTTATGTGTAAGAAGACGAAAAATGATTTACAAGGGTTGTTTGAAAAAGTTCAGTTTTATATAATATCAAAAAACCTAAAAGAAGTGCGGGACATATCATCCAGACCTTTTTTTAAAGGTTCTCTTTCAACTGATAGTTCATATGAGTTTGATGCTAGGTTTAAAAAAGGTTGGACTGATAAGTTTAAAAAAGGAGATATTGACATTGATAAGTATCTCAACAGCTTAAGCTGAATATATACTAAAAATAGACTCTCTATATGCCATTCAATGATACAATAGGAAAACTTAACGATGCACTATTTCCAACTAACCCAAGTAAAGAAACTGCTAACCGATTAGGTGTATTTGGTGGGGAATCTTTTGGATTTGCTCATGGAGTAGATACTATGTTTGCAAAAAACTTTTATAAGGATAAAGCTGTCCCAGATGAATTTGGTGTTGCGGTTGGAATGAATGCACCAGTACCTAGATCTATTTTTAATAAGTATGCTCTATTTAATTTTAGAGGATTATATGGTGGGCTAACTGGTGGCGAGGTTTTTAATGACTTTCATGATAAACCTAATAATCCAACAATGGGTGGTGATGCATCCAGGAATGTTTCTATTGCTAAACTTATAGAATACTTTAGTACTAATTATCCTAGAATTGGTTATAGCGCACAAGATTTTTTATATTGTAAATACTATAAACAAATTCCTGTTAATCATCTTATTACATTAAGAAGGTTCCCAACACCAGTAAATGATAACATATTTGATTTAACAGCAACACCAGGCGCTAAAGATCCTAAGACACCAACACCAAAAGAATCCGTTGATGCTACACAAACTGCAGGCGTTACCGCAGTAACTTATATGGGTGAAAGGACAGGTAACAAATTAGATGATTTATTAACAATGTCTTATGGGTTAAATTATAAGGAAGTTAAATCTGAAATGGAAGATATTAGTAGTGGTGACGGTGGTTATACATCCCAGCCTTTTTATTCTAAAATGAATGGTGTTGGTAAAGCTGGATTTGATGCAATGAAAGGTATCAGTTCAAGACAAAAGTTTGCCGCTCAAAATATGTCTACTGGTGATAAGCTAGGTACAACTTATGCTAATTTTGTAATAGGACCTGTCAATGTTATTGATTCTACACAGATTAGAGATCGTGGTATGAAATTTTCAAATGACTTAAAGCTTAATTTTGAATATGAATTAAAATCTCTTAGTTATGTTAATCCTAAAATTGCAATGATTGACATTATTAGTAATATGTTAACTATGACTTATAATAATGGTCAGTTCTTTGGTGGTGGTCAAAGATATTATGGTGGAGCTGGGGCGGTTGCTAGCCAATTTGGAGATATTAATAAATTAAAACAAGGAGACTTTAGTGGATATATTGGAAGTGTAGTTACTGATGTTGAAACTGGATTTAAGAATGTATTCGGTGGAGGCACTGGTGAATTTAATTTAGAAAATGGAGTAGAAGGTTTACTTAAGGTTGGTAAAACTATGCTAGGTAATATGCTAGGTGGATTTTTAAGTGATAATGTTGGAGCGGTTTCTGGTACACAAGCGTCTAAGGCATTAATTAGTGGTGAACCTACTGGTGACTGGCATGTAACTGTAGGTAATCCATTAAATCCAATTGTAACAATGGGTAATATGTATTGTGATAATTCAACTATGACTTTAGGACATTGTTTAGGATATGATGATTTTCCTATGGAAGTTAAATTTGAAATAGATCTTAAACACGGTAAGCCTAGAGATAAAGGTGACATAGATAATATGTTTAATGCAGGGCGTGGTAGAATTTATGCTACTGCTGCCGTTT